TGCGGGTGATTCAGCAAACTATGTTTCAAAAGCTGAGCTTAATGATAGTACTTTAAATAATACTTTATCAGCTCAACTTAGAATAGTTGGTGTTTCAAAAGATCCAGACAACAGTGATTTAGGTTCAGCGAACACAAATTTTGTTGTTATGATCAACGAACACTCACTAAAATCTGAAACAGGTAACGTATAATAGTTAGAATAGGAGATAAAAAATGGCTATATCACGAGGACAACTAGTTAAAGAACTAGAACCAGGCCTGAATGCACTATTCGGACTGGAATACAAACGTTATGAGAATCAGCATGCTGAGATATACACAACAGAAACTTCAGACAGAGCGTTTGAAGAAGAAGTTATGTTATCTGGTTTTGCTAATGCCGCAGTTAAACCTGAAGGTTCTGGCGTAACTTTTGACAATGCTCAAGAGACTTACACAGCTAGATACACTATGGAAACTGTTGCGCTAGCATTCGCAATCACTGAAGAAGCGATTGAGGATAACCTGTATGATAGACTTGCGTCTAGATATACAAAAGCGTTAGCTAGATCTATGGCGAACACTAAACAAATCAAATCAGTAAATCCACTGATCAATGGTTTCACTGGAGGTACTTTTACTTCAGGTGATGGTAGTAACTTATTTGTTACAAACCACCCAACGATTGCTGGAACTGTGTCAAACACTTTGACTACGCAGGCTGACCTTAACGAAACTTCATTGGAGCAGTCTTTAATTGACATCGCTGCAATGACTGACGAAAGAGGTCTTAAAATTGCTGCTAGAGGAATGAAAATGATTGTTCCTTCTGAGCTTCAATTCCAAGCTGAAAGACTTATGAAGTCTCAAGGTAGAACAGGCACAGCTGATAACGATATCAATGCAATCGTTTCTATGGGAATGGTTCCTCAAGGTTACAGAGTGAACAATTTCTTAACTGATCCTAATGCGTATTTCTTCATTACTGACGTACCTAACGGTATGAAGTATTTTGAAAGCTAGAGAAAGATACAGATTCGGTGTATCTGACTATAGAGGTATCTTCGGATCTTCAGGAGCAAGTTAATCGTAATTTTTTGTGGCGGGACATAGTCTCGCCACAATTAACTAATAGAAAGAATAATGACAGAATTTCTAGTAAACATTTGGGCCTACGATCATCATGCTAAATTTAAGGTTAAGTGTGAAGATAGCTCAACCTCACTAGAAAACGCTATACTTGACAAGTTGGGAGAAAAAAGTATAGTTTGGGAATATCTTGGAATATCTTATGATAACAAGATAAACAGAATAACCTATGAGGAGGTTATGGATGGAAAAAATGATGCAACACTTAAACGACCTTTACAAGCAAAAGAGGGGTCTGGACTTACAGTGGGAGCAAGAGCATCTTAAAGAGGGTAGGTATACTCTCGACATGGTTAAAATAGATCGACAAGTTAGAGATGTTTTAAGCCATATTAAGATGGCAGAAGCGCAAAGAGAACACCTGCGTAATAAAGTTGAAGACTCTGCTCCGCAAGTTTCCGTAGCTACTTAAACAAAAAGCTACATCGTTGGAAAAATTCACTCCACACTACAGGCTCTCTTGCACTCTATTCAAAACTAGTATATAAATTACCCACTATACATAAATAAATATTCTGCATAGACGCAGTATAGTCGACGGCCTAGAGACTATGTGGAATTAACTAGGAGAACAATCATGGCAAACACTACGTTTTCAGGACCGGTCATTTCTAAAAATGGCTTTATAAATACAGGCCCTGGTATGTCTGTTAGCTTAACAGCTGACACAACTTTAACTGTAGCAGCTCACGCTGGCAAAATTTTACTTACAAATGATGCAGATGGTAAATTTACTTTACCTTCAATCAATGTAAATGCAAATGGCGCAACAGCTGGCGATACAGATTACAATAACTTAAATAACATTGGCGCAAGTTTTCACTTTTATGTAGAAACTGCTGCAACTGATATGGACATCAAAACAGATGGTACTGACAAATTTAAAGGTGGTATTATGGTTGCTGTTGATGACGGCTCTAAAAAAGCTTTTATTCCAGCTGCAACAAATGATGTTATTACTATGAATGGTTCTACAAAAGGTGGAATCGTTGGTAGTGTAGTATCTTTCACAGCGATTGATACAATTACATACTTAGTCCACAATTCTTTATTGCTTGGATCAGGTACTATTGTAACACCATACGCAGATAGTTAATAAATAATTAGTGTGGGGCTTCGGCCCCACATGTAAATTTTAAGGAGATAAAATTATGTCAACATTCGGATCAGCAATTGATGGAGTTGCAACTAACGTAACTACTGAAACTAAAACTGTTCAGACTGGAAGAACTAGAGTATATGGAGTTCATATATCTGGTCCTAACGCAGCTGGAGTTTTAGAGCTTAAAGATGGTGGAGCAAGTGGAACATCAAAAGTAAAATTAGATAAAGGTGCTCATATTCATGATATGACAATTAATTTTCCTGTACCAATTTTATTTAAAACAGATGTTTACTCTGCATTTACTACTGAGCAGATTAAAGCTATAACTGTTTTTCATAGCGGCGGAAGTAATTAGTAGGAGAATAAATGGCTTTCTCAGGAACAGCTACATTCGAGAAAAACTTCTCGATCGATGAAATTATAACTGAGGCCTTTGAAAGATTAGGTTTCTTTGATTACTCTGGTAATGATTTAAGATCAGCTAGAAGATCATTAAACATAATGCTTCAAGAGTGGGACAATAGAGGTATTCATTTTTGGCAAGTTAGAGAACATGCTTTTAGTTTAATTAATGGTCAGAATGAATATGTAATATATAGATCACCAAGCGATGGATCTTCTAATGGTATTACAGCTACTTTAGCTAGCGCAATAAATACTACAGACACAACTATTCCACTTGAATCTGTTAACCAGATGCCTGAATCTGGAAAAATAAAAATTAATAATGAAATTATTTCTTACACAGGAATATCAACTTTAAGTTTAACAGGAGCTGTAAGAGGTGTTGATGATACTACTGCAGCTAGTCACGCAGTGAATGACACTGTTACAAATTTTGTAAACATGGCTTCAGATATGTTAGAAGCTAGTTACAGAACTTCTTTAAATGTAGACTCACCTTTATCAAAAGTTAATAGATCACAATATTCAGCTTTCTCAAATAAATCAGCAACAGGTCAACCTTCTCAATATTGGGTTCAAAGGTTTATAGATAGAGTATCAATAACTTTATATTTAACTCCAGGTACAAACCAAGTTGGAGATTTTATATATTTTTATTACCTACAAAGATTACAAGATGCAGGTAAATATACAAACGAAGCAGATGTAGTTAATAGATTTGTACCTTGTATGTGTGCCGGTTTAGCTTATTATATGTCACAAAAGAAAGCACCTCAAAGAACTCAAGAGATGAAGTTACTTTATGAAGATGAATTAATGAGAGCATTAGAAGAAGATGGTTCATCTGCAAGTGTTTATATTTCACCTAAAACTTATTATCCGGAGATCTAATGGCGAAGTTTGCAAAAGGGAAACACGCTTTAGCAATTTCTGATCGAAGTGGTTTAGCTTTTCCTTGGAGAGAAATGGTTACTGAATGGAATGGTCAGTTTGTACATTACTCAGAGTATGAACGTAAGCAACCACAATTAGAACCAAGTCCTTTTGTATCGGACCCACAAGGTTTAGAAAAAGCAAGACCTCAAGTTGCACCTATAGCTACTCCAGATTTATTACCAGAAAATCCAATTAGTCAAACAAACCTTTCTGTTGTTGGTGCAGCTTATGTTGTTAACCAACCTAATAGTGGAATACTAGTAGGAGACGTTGTAAGATTAATGAGTATTCAAACTGATTTATTAGCTGCAGGTGGTTCGACTGGAACAAAAAAAACTATAGAAATGGAAACACTATTAAATACAAGTATAAGTTCTACAGATACTTCTTTAATCGTAAATGATGATCTTCCATTTTATACAAATGGTGGTTATATCGTTATTCAAAAAATTAATCCTGACACAGGATTTTTTGATAATGAAGTTATTCAGTACACAAGTTATAATTCTGGTTCAAGAACATTATCAGGTTTGGTTAGAGGAACTAATGCACCATTTAGAGGAGTAACTCCTGTTAAAACTAATGCAAGTTCTCATTCAAGTGGAGCAAAAATATGTGGTGCAAGATTAGTACATTCTTTAAATGAAACAACACAATCTCAAGCGGGTCAACCTTCAACAATAACTGTTGCTAATAGTTACAATTTAAAGGATAATGACTCAGGTAACTTATTTGTTTCACCAGTTGGAGCAGGAGGGGGCTTGAATTGTTTGGCAGGTCCTGTTAATAATAACTTTAACGCATATATAGCAGCTACATATTAATTATGACATACACAGAATTATTACAAAAAATTAAAGATTACACAGAAGTTGATTCAAATGTTTTTACATCGACTATTTTAGATGGAATTATTGAAAATGCAGAATTTAGAATTCTTAGAGATATTGATTCTGATAGTAATAGAAGATACGACACAGCTAATTTAATTACTTCAGATAGATTTATTAATAGACCAGCAGGTTTATTAATTGTGAGATCTGCACAGATAGTTGATTCTCAAGGAAGTTCTCAACCTAACAATAGAGAATTTTTACAATACAGAGATACTAGTTTTATGTCTGAATTTAATCCAACGGAAAGCACAGGGGTTCCAAAATATTACAGTTTATGGGACGAAGAAAAGATTGTAGTTGCACCTACACCTGATGCTACTTACACAATTCAATTAAATTATATCTTGAAAGATCCCGGATTATCTAGTACAAATACTACAACATATATAAGTCTAAATTTTCCCAACGGACTACTATATGCATGCCTAGTCGAGGCCTATGGATTTTTAAAAGGCCCACAAGACCTCTTGCAATTATACGAAGGAAAGTATAAACAAGTGGTAGAAGGCTTCTCAATAGAACAAATGGGAAGAAGAAGACGAGACGAATATCAAAGTGGTGTTCCTCGAATAGGAAAATAAGGAGATATATTATGGCTATAACACAAGCGATCGCAAATGCTTTCAAAAAACAATTACTAGAAGGTGATGCAAGTTTTAAATCATCTGGTGGTGATGTTTTTAAACTAGCTCTTTACACTTCTTCAGCAACTCTAAACTCATCAACTACTGCATTTACAACTTCTAATGAAGTTGCGAATACAGGAACTTACGCTTCAGGTGGAGATAAACTAACAGGTCAAAATACATCAATTGCTTCAGGCGTTGCAATTGTTGATTTTGCAGATTTATCTTTTACAGGTGTAACGTTGACTGCTAGAGGAGCTATGATCTACAACACATCTTCAGCAGTTACTAATGCTACAGTTTGTGTTTTAGATTTTGGAGGAAATAAGACAGCTACTTCGGGAACTTTTACAATTCAGTTTCCAGCATTTACTACAGCAGCAGCTATATTAAGAATTTCTGGGTAATAGGAGAACTAAATGGCTTTAGTGATAAATGATAGAGTTAAAGAAACTTCTACCACTACTGGTACAGGTACGCTTTCTCTTGCAGGAGCAGTAACAGGTTTTGAAACTTTTTCATCAGCGATTGGAAATGGTAATACAACTTACTATGCAATCGTAAATAGTAATGGAGAGTTTGAAGTTGGATTAGGAACAGTATCAGCCGCAGCTTTGGCTAGGACTACTGTTATCTCATCATCTAATAGTGATTCAGCAGTAAACTTTTCAGCTGGAACTAAAGATGTTTTTGTAACTTTACCCGCATCAAAAGCAGTTATAGAAGATGCAAGTAGTAATGTTACACTTCCAGCAGATTTATCTGTTGGAGATGATCTTACAGTTTTAGGTGGTGTTATTGACTTCAAATCTAATAGTGGATCACCAGCTGCTTTAAGAATGTATTGTGAGGTTTCAAATGCTCACTATCAAACACTACTACCACAACCACACTCAGCAGCTGCGGGAAACTCATTAAGACTTCCTGATAGTGGTGATACTGGTACACAAGATTTGGTTGCCGTAGATATTTCACAAACACTAACAAATAAAACTTTAACAAGTGCAGTTTTAAATAGCACAATAAGTGGAACTTCAATTAAAGATGAAGATAATATGGCATCTAACAGTGCTAGTCACTTAGCAACACAGCAATCAATTAAAGCATACGTAGATACAGAAGTAGCTTCAATTCCAGTTGGAGATATTACAGCTGTAACAGCGGGTACAAATTTAACAGGTGGCGGCACATCAGGTGACGTTACATTAAACTTAGCTGATGCTTCTACATCTGCTAAAGGAGCTGCATCATTTAGTTCAGATAACTTTGCTGCTAGTTCTGGCGCAATAACAATTAAAGATGCGGGAGTAGCCACAGCAGAAATTCAAGACGATGCAGTAACCCAAGCTAAGATTGGTGATGATGCAGTAGGTGCAGATCAATTAGCATCTAGTGCTGTAGTAACTGCTTCTATAGTTGCGGATGCAGTGACCCAAGCCAAAATTGCAGATGATGCAGTTGGGGCAGACCAACTTGCAGCAAGCGCTGTAGTGACCGCTTCCATTGTAGATTCAAATGTTACAACTGCTAAAGTAGCAGACAATGCAATCACACTAGCCAAAATGGCATCAGGCACAGACGGAAATATTATTTCATATGATGCTTCAGGTAATCCAGTTGCGATAGCAACAGGGAGTGCAGGACAGGTTTTAACAAGTGCAGGTGCGGGAGCAGAACCATCTTTTCAAACACCTACAGTTGGAGATATTACAGCAGTCACAGCTGGAACAAATTTAACAGGCGGTGGAACATCAGGAGATGTTACTATTAATTTAGCAGATGCTTCTACGTCTGCCAAAGGAGCTGCCTCATTTAGCTCAGACAACTTTGCCGCTAGTTCTGGTGCAATAACAATTAAAGACGCTGGTGTGGCTACAGCAGAAATTCAAGACAATGCAGTGACATTAGCAAAAATGGCATCAGGTACAGATGGTAATATTATTTCTTATGACGCTTCAGGGAATCCAGTTGCGATAGCAACAGGAAGTTCAGGGCAAGTTTTAACTTCAGCAGGGGCTGGGGCACAACCATCTTTTCAAACTCCAACAGTTGGAGATATAACTTCTGTTGTAGCAGGAACTGGTTTAACTGGTGGTGGAACATCAGGTGATGTAACTTTAAATGTTGCAGCAGGGAATTTAATTGACGTTCAAGCAGACCAAGTAGATGTAGACTTATCAGAACTTGCAACTTCTACTTCAAATGGAGATGGCGACTTCTTCTGTGTAGTTGATTCTTCTAACAATCAGAAAAAATTAACTAAAGGAAATATTAATAACTCTGGTTTTAATAATGACGCTGGATATACTACAAACACTGGAGACATCACTTCAGTTGTAGCAGGGTCTGGTTTAACTGGAGGAGCTACTAGTGGAGCTGCTACTTTAAACATTGGAGCAGGTACAGGTATTGATGTTGCTGCAGATGCAATTTCTGTAGATGTGTCTGACTTTATGTCTAATGGTTCAAACAACAGAATTGTTACAGCTACTGGTGCTGATGCTATGAACGCAGAAGCTAACGCATCGTTTGATGGTTCAACTTTAGCAGTCACTGGTGCAATTACAGCAACAGGTGATATTACTGCTTTCTCTTCTTCAGATAAGACTCTTAAAGAAAATATTTCTAATATAGAAAATGCCGTAGATAAAGTTTCTAAAATAAATGGTGTTTACTACAACTGGACTTTTGAAGCTCAAGAAAAACATAAACATTTTGGTAAAGAAAAAGAAATTGGTGTCATCGCACAAGAAGTTGAAGAAGTATTACCTGAAATTGTTCAGACAAGAGATGATGGAACAAAAGCAGTTAAATATGAAAGACTGTGTGCTCTATTAATTGAATCTGTAAAAGAACTTAAAAAAGAAATAGAAGAACTTAAATCAGGAGCCTAATTCATGGCTTTCGGTAATAATTCATTTTCGGAAGCGGCTTTCGCTTCAGCAGGTCCTACCTCTGTTAATTTAGTTGGTTTTGGTCTTACAACAAATCTTAACTCTGTTGCTACACAAGGAGAACTTGGAGTTGATGTACCTGTTACAGGTTTTGATTTAACTGTTAATAATACAACACAAATACAAGATACCTTAACTGCTTTTGCTCAAGCGCCTTTTGCTACTGAAAGTCCTAGCACATTTGATCCTCCAAATATTGATATAATAATTGTATCTAATGCAGCTGTAACAGGTATTGCAATGACTGCTAACCTAGGTACAGCAATTACTACTGGAGATGCTTTAACTACTCTAACAGGTATTGCGATGACTGCATCATTAGGAACTGCTGTAGGTGTTGGAAAAACTGAAGCTGATGTTACTGGAATTGCAATGACAGCCGCTCTAGGCACTGCTCTAGCATTTACCGATGTTGTAACAGAGGATGTAACTGGTATTGCAATGAGCACTTCTTTAGGAAGCGTTACTACTTTTGCTAATGCAGATGTTATTCCAACTGGTATTGCAATGACAATGAATGAAGGTACTGCAACAGTTGTTGGACAAGGTACTGTTATTCCAACAGGTATTGCTATGACAGCTGCTCTTGGTACAGCAGTTGCAGATGCTAATAGTTTAATAGATGTGACTGGTATTGCAATGACTATGCAGGAAGGAACTGCAACAGCACCTGATTCATTAGCTATATTAACAGGAATTCAGATGACTATGGCAGAAGGAACTGTACAAAACGTTATATGGACTCCAGTACCTACAGGATCTGCTCCTACTGATCCTCCAGGTTGGAGAGAAGTAGCTTGATTTTAAGCAAAAATAGAATAAAATTAAATATTAAGGAATTAAATTATGGCAAACTCAACCTCAGCTAGTTTAAAATTAACAGTCCAAACGACCGGTGAAAACTCAGGTACGTGGGGAGCTTTTACAAATAGTAACCTACTTGTATTAGAACAAGCTATTGGTGGATATGCTGGCATTGCATTAAATGCAACAACAGGCGCAACTTTAACTTTTTCTAATGGTGTTGTGTCTAATGGTAAAAATCAAGTAATAAAATTAACAGGAACTATAACTACAAATGTTAATGTTATTATACCTAATTCAATTGAAAAAACATATATAGTTGAAAATGCTACTTCAGGTGCTCACACAGTAACTGTTAAAACCACTTCTGGATCAGGTTTTACTTTTGGTACAACTGAAAAAACTCGTGCTATTGTTTATTCAGACGGAACAAATGTTGTTGAAGTAATAAATAACACACAGAATTTATTAGACTTAGCAGACGTAGCTAATACAAATGGAAACTTTATCGTAGGAGATGGTTCTAATCTTGTTGCTGAATCTGGTTCTACAGCAAGAGATTCAATAGGATTAGGAACTACAAACGATGTAGAATTTAATGATGGCAAACTAGATTCATTAGGTATTGGAACTGCAGCATCAGGTACAACTGGACAGATTAGAGCTACAGATGATATTACAGCATTTTATTCTTCAGACATCGCATTAAAAGAAGATATTACAAATATACCAGATGCATTAGAATCCTTGAAAAAATTAAATGGTGTGTTATTTAATTGGAAAGATAAATGGATTGAGCATCAAGGCGGTGAAGACGGTTATTTTGTTAGAAAAAAAGATGTTGGAGTTATAGCTCAAGAGGTAGAAAAAGTATTACCTGAAGCAGTTGCTCAAAGAAAAGATGGAATTAAAGCTGTAAAATATGATAGACTAACTTGTTTATTAATTGAAGCTGTAAAAAAATTAAATGAAAAAATAGAAACTTTAACTAAGGAGAAAAAGTAAGATGGCTATACCACAAACAAATACAAGTATGGATGATATCCAAGATGAATTTGGTGGATCAAATCCAATCTCTTTATCAGAATATTATTCTGGAGGATCAAACGTTCCTTCAGGTTCACCCGCACCTAATGGCCCTATTCCTAGTTCAGGAACTATTTCTATAGGTCAGTTTAGAGGAGCAGAATCTACTACTGATATGTACTATATGGTATTGGCTGGAGGATCAGGCGGTCCTGGACATGCTGCAGGGGGTGGTGGAGCTGGAGGCTTAACATCAAATTATCCTAGTGGAACAGCAGAACCAGTAGCTGCAGGTCAAACTGTAGGTGTTACTGTAGGATCAGGTTCTACAGGAACAGGTGGAACTTCTAACATATCAAGTCCTTCTTTTAACAAAACAGCAAACGGAGGTGGAGCAGGTGGAAACGGAAATAACAACGGCTCTGCTGGAGGTTGCGGAGGTGGCGGTGGAGGTGGAAACACTGCAACGTCAGGAGGATCAGGAAATCAGGGTGGAGACGGAGGAAACTCTCCATCATCAAATGCTTCTCCATCAGCTGGTGGCGGTGGAACTGCTAACAATGGACAATCAAACTCAATGTTTGATGTAGCAGGTCCTGGAGGAAATGGAACTGCTAATAGTATTAATGGATCATCACAAACTTTTGGTGGTGGCGGTGGTGGCGGAACTCATGGTTATGCTGCTTCTCCATTTGGATCAGGAGGAAATGGTGGCGGTGGACCTGGTATGAGAGATTCTGGTGCATCAAATGGTACTGACGGCCAAGGTGGTGGCGGTGGTGGAAACCGTGTTATGGGTCAAACTTCTGGTGGAAATGGAAAAGTAATTATAAGATTTGCTAATAATTTAAGTGGATCTGTTTCTCCAGGTTCAAATTCAATTGCCAATTCTGGAAATGACAGAATAGCTACATTTAACGTATCAGGGAACTTAGCACTATCATGATGACTCAATTTGCAAAATTAGATGAAAACAATAATGTTATAGATATATTTGTAGTTGATCAAGCTGACGTTGATGCTAACGGAGGAGATCAATCTGTAGAAGCTGAAAATTGGGTAAAACAAAATTTATTAAAAGATGCTTCTGCAAGTATAAAACAATTTTCTAATGACGAGTCTTTTAGAGTTAATGGAGCAGAACCAAATGGTGGTTACTACGATTCTACAAATGATGTATTTATTACAGTTAAACCTTTCGCTAGTTGGTCTTTAAATTCTGATTATAAATGGGAAGCTCCTGTAACAGAACCCAGTGCTTATACAGATGCTGCAGTTCCAGATTATTCATTTGCTCCTATTTGGGACGAAGAAAATCAAGTGTGGATTGCTTTTACCACAACTGAACAAAAAGTTGTTTGGAATCCCGATACTTCTAGTTGGCAATAATTATTGATTTTTTAGATTTATAATATATAAATATTTTTATAAAGAAGATAGATATGTATCTAGATAATTATTATTACTATTTTTCAAAAGCTTTTAATGACAAGTTTTGTGATTCTATAAAAGAAATTGCTAAGAATAAAACTTTTGATAAAGGAGTTGTTTCTAAAAAGAAAGCTGAGATGAAAGACTCAAACCATCAATTTAAAAAAAATCTTTCTCTTAGAGATTCTGATATATGTTGGATAAACGAACCATGGATTTATGATTGCATTTATCCCTTGTTGCAAGAAGCAAATAAAATGGCTGATTGGAACTATGAAGTTGATTGTTTTGAAGATTTACAATTTACACGATACAAAAAAAATCAACATTATGATTGGCATTTTGATAATTTAGCTATGCCTTTTAATAACCCAAGTGATCCTTCAATACATGGAAAGTATAGAAAAATATCTTTTAGTATTAACTTATCTGATCCAAAAAAATATGAGGGTGGGCAGTTGCTTTTTGAATTTCCAGGTGCAGAGGAAAATAAAATTGTCGAGTGTGTTCAATTAAAAGAGAAAGGATCAATAGTTTTTTTTCCTTCTTTTATTAAACATAAAGTAACACCTATTACTAAAGGAGAAAGAAACTCTTTAGTAGGTTGGTCTATGGGGTATCCATTTAAATGAGCCAACAATTTAGATATAAGGTACTTCGAAATGTCCTATCAAAAGATCTTTTAGAATTTTTACATAAATACTTTTTGATGAAAAGAAAATCTTTTAGAACTATGTTAAAAGAAAAAATAATACCTCCTTATTTAGAACATTTATTTGGTAGAGCCGAGGATGAAATGGTACCTGGAACAGACTATATTATTTATGGAGATGTTGCTGGTGAAGTTATTTTAAATAAACTAAGGGTAATAATACAAGAAGAAGTAAAAAATTTAAAATCATATGATGGTGGTAGGCTTATAGAGAGTTATTCTTTTGCTAGAATATATAAAAGAGGAAATATTTTAAGTAAACACACTGATAGAAATGCTTGCCAAATATCTGTTACACTTCCTATAGGTGGTGGATTGTGGCCTATATATGTAGATGGCGTAGAATTTATTTTAAACCCTGGGGATATATTAATTTATAATGGTGACTTACCTCATTGGAGAAATAAATTTGAAGAAGCTGAATGTGTTCAATTGTTTTTACATTATAACACTACAAAAGAATTAAAAGAAAAAAACTTAAAAGCATACGATGGTAGATTACACATAGGTTTACCAGCACATAATAATTTAAAGGTTGAATAACATGAGATTTCACGAAGACTGGTTTATTAAAACTGATATCACACAAGTATCTAAAACTAAAAAAGTAGTAAATGATGCTATTAAAAATTTAGAAGAAAACGATTTAAAAGAGTTAAGCACACGAGGAAGTCAATCTAAACAATACGATTTAAAAGAATTATTTTTAAATGATGATAAGTTTCAATTTATATTAGAAAACTGTTCTAATAAAATTACACAAGAATTTGAAAAAAGAAATGGCACTGATCCTCTTATTACTTTAAACAATGCTTGGACTGTAATAGGAGATGTAGGAAGTTTTCATGCAATGCATGCACACAAAAATAAACCACAAAATATTATTTCAACTGTTACATATTTAAGTGTTCCTCCCAAAGATCACAACGATGAAAAATTAATAGACCTAGGAGATTTTTATTATATCTTAAATAAAGACAACAGGTTATTATACTATTCTCATTATCCACAAACCAATGATTTTTTTATATTCCCTTGTTGGATTTGGCATGGTTCTTATCCACAAGTAAAAGGCATAAGACAGACACTTAATATAGATTTTAATATACACAGATGAGATTAAAAAAATTTCCTTTTAATAGTTTTATATTTGGTTGGTACTTACCTCATCAGTTTTGTGATGATGTTTTAAAATGGCATAATGATAATCCTGATTTAACCAGAGAAGGAGGTTGTTTAACTAAAGATGGAAAACCTACTAGGGATAAAGAATATAAAATATCTTCTGATAAAGATTTCGATATAGTTGCGTCTTTTAGTTTATATAAAAAATATATGTCTTTTTTAAACAAAGGAGTTCAAGCATATGCAAAAGTATATCAACCCTTTAATCTTAATGGTGCTCTAGCGGAAAAAGAAGGTATAAATTTTCAACACTATAAACCTGGAGAAGGTTTTAAAGCTTGGCATTCTGAAAGATTAGTTATGCAGAAAACTACTAGAGTTATGGTTTTCATGACTTATCTTAATAATGTTAAAGAAGGTGGAACAGAATTTTACAATCAAAAATTAAAAGTAAATGCTGAAAAAGGATTAACTTTATTGTGGCCATCTGATTGGACACATACCCATAGAGGAATTATTTCAGAAGATCAAAATAAATATATACTTACAGGATGGTTAAATTATGAATAAAGTAATAATAGATGACAACTTTATGTCTGAAGAAAATAAAAAATATGTAGATGAGTTTAT